AATATGCACAAACCACCCTTTTTTAACATTTCCCAACACATTTTTAACATTCGCCAACGTAGTTTGGCACGCTTTTTGCATAGGCCGTGCCAAACCTCCAAAATTCAAGAAAAAAACACCTCACCGCAAAACAATTTTGGCACGCTTTTTGTATAGAAAAAATAAAAATTCACCTTTTAAGATATTTTAATACTAAAAATTTGCATAGAGCGCGCAAAGTAACTACCTTTGCAATATCAAAAATAAAAAAGAATATGACACAAGAAATATACAAAGAAAAGGTAATGACCGCGCAAGGTAGAAAAGATTTGCGCGAAATCATGTTGAATGAGATTAAGGCAAAATTTGAAACCTTGGTAAAAGGCGCGCCAGAAGCTAATAAAGAAAAGGTAAGTGCTATGTTTGGCGTGGCCTTAGAAGAGATGAATAATATCGGGGTATCTGATTTATACGACTTTTTCGCCGGTGAACATCTTACTTTAAAACAATTCATCGGCTACGTACAAGACTTGTATTCGGGGAAATTGTATAAATAAAAGGTAACGCCCCACCCAACCAGAGGGCAACTAACAAAGCAACAGCAATGAAATACGGCATCCATTACACAGCGAGCAACAGCGACGACAACCACCAAACAAAGGCAACGGGTTGGTACAATGAAGTACCTTACAGCACATTAAGACAAGCAAAAGCGGCTTTGGAGGGCCTGGCGTGTATGCTCAATGAAGATTGTTACAAGTGTACCTACAAAGATAAGTACACGCTTTTAGGCGAGCGTACAGACAACAAACCGAACCCCGCCACCGACCGCGTCATATATCATATTTGCGTATATCATTACTAACATTTAATAACAATGGAAACGAAGTCACAACTTTACACCGAACTTGCAACAATCTTGCAAACTACTTGCACAAACGTGCATTTTGAAGCAAAGCGCACCGACTCTGAACTACTTAGAAGCGTTTGCGCAACTCTTAGCAACTTAGCTGCTTTTGCTCAAAACATAGGCAAAGACATCAAAGAACTCGAAAACTCGAAACGCTTTGAAATGAACCTAAGAAATGAGGCTTATCTCTTTATCATCGGAAATGGTTTGCTAGACAAGTTTAGAGAATACACACAAGATAACAAGAAGTAAAAATAACGTTTCACGTGAAACAAAATACAAATTGTTTCACGTGGAACACAAACAAAAAGTAAAATGAAAAAGAAGATTTTAAAGAACGTGGGTACATTTCTTTTTTGTATCTCTTACGCGCTTGTAGTGGGGTCTGTTATTTACGGCCTTTGCATGGCTTTGCAAAGTTGCTCAATGTACCGACAGACCGACATTAACGGCCGTACCACAATTGTAACGACCGACACGACACACATTAATCATAACACACTTCTGAAATATCAAAAGAAATGAACGAAGAAAGAAATGCATTTGATGAAGCGATATTTACCGCTTGTACATCATTAGGCCAACTTATGACAACCAAAGAAGTTAACGCGAACGCTCGCACACTTCTTAAAATCTCGAAGTTTAGAAACTTTTTGATGAACCTCAGCAACGAACACAGCACCAACAATTAAATACCTTGAGTTATGACAAGTTTTGCAGAAAAGTACAATAAGGGTGGTGAAAACCCTTTTAAGTTCGATCTAAAAGGCTATGAATTTACAAGCCTTAAAGAGTTACACAACGCTGACCCCAACAAAGTACACGCGTTAGACGGCTTTTATTTTACGCGCGGTAAGTTCGGTGTAAAAGTCGTAGTAGTTATGTCGGACGTTAAAAAGCGTGTTGATATGCCTATATACCTCACAAAGGTATTTAATGACATCGTAAGTAACACGGACGCGGTAAATAACATTAAAAACGGCAAAGTTGGTTTTATCGTACGTAAGTACGAGAGCCACGGCCGCAACTGTCACACTATTAGTTTTAAGGACAAGTAAGTAACAAACTTAGGTAGGTAGCCTATAACTACCTACCTATTTTAATTTAATAGCTATGCCTAACAAGATAGGATACAAACAAAGCGTATTTACAGCAACGCAACGCGTCGAGTTACGCCAAGATATTATACAAAGTGTTGAAAGTAGTCCCGAACTACGCAAGGAAGTAAGACGCGTATTTCAGCAGGCCAATAGACGTATACAGAACATTGGGGATAAAGGCTTGTTAAGCCCCGCGGTAACAGCATTAAACAAAGGCGACATTAAAGGCTTTAGCAAATTTTCTGTGAGCGGTCAAAGTTGGGACGAGATAAAAACAGAGTACGCGAGGGCAGTATCTTTTTTGCGTCAACCCACGAGTACCGCCCAAGGCACGCGAACGTATAATGACCACTTAAAAACCGCCTACGGCCTTACTGACAAAGAATTTAACCTAATGGCCGACAAACTAAATGAAAAGCTAACAAGTTTAAGCGATAGCGATTTTGTAGACAAGTACTTAATGAAGTATAAAGACTTTACGGGCGACCTCGAGCAAAGCGCAAGGGACGCTAGCGAACAAATTGAGAGCGAAGCGGTAAGCCTACAAAATGCGATAGACAGCAACATTGAGAGCGAAGCCAACAAACTAACCAACGAAGTAGAAAGTGAGATAAATAATATATTAGACGAGTTTAATAACTTTGGGTTATGAAAAAGGTGCAATATGAGCAACATAGTGGTATTTATAAGGCCACCGACATAAAAGATATTTTGCAGTTGGCCGTAAATGACAAAAACGTAATAGGCAACAATAAGGGGTGTAAATTTTACAATGTCCCTTGCGCCTTTGATATTGAGGTAAGCAGCTTTTACAGAGACGAAGACGGCAGCACATACACGTATGAGCAGTACACGAAGTTAGGTGTAAAAATGGAAAAGTGTGCTATTATGTACGTTTGGCAATTTGGTATAAATGGGTACGTAATAGTAGGCCGAACATGGGACGAGTTTGTAACAATGTGTAACACGATAGCAAAAATGTTGGAGTTATCCACTAACAAAAAACTAATTGTGTATATACATAACTTATCTTATGAATTTCAATTTTTACGTACCTTATTTGAATGGGAAAAAGTTTTCAGCATTGACATTCGCAAACCTTTATACGCAACTACAACTATAGGCATTGAGTTCCGTTGTAGTTACTTATTAAGCGGCTACAACCTTGCAAAGTTAGGCGAGCAATTACAAACGTACAAGTGTGCAAAAATGGTTGGAGATTTGGACTACACAAAAATACGACACGCACAAACCGAACTAACCCCGAAAGAGTTGCTTTACTGCATTAATGATATTAAAGTGGTTATGAACTACATACAAGAGCAATTAGAGCAAAACAAGTTAATAACAAGATTGCCACTAACAAAAACGGGTTATGTACGTAAGCATTGCCGCAAAGCGATGTTGAGTAAAAAGGTAAACGGCAAAACCGCCCGAAATTGGCAGTGTATAAATTTAATCCAATCACTAACCATTTCAGGGCTACACGAGTTTAATATGCTACAAAGGGCGTTTAGTGGTGGCTTCACCCACGGCAACGCCAACCACATAGACGAAATTTGTGAAGATGTTGCAAGTTATGATTTTACAAGTAGTTACCCGTATGTTATGGTGTCTGAAAAATTCCCAATGTCGACAGGTGTAAGGGTACAGCCCCGAAGCATGAAAGAATTTGAGTACTACATAAATAAATACCTTTGTATTTTTGACGTGGAATTTACCAACATCTTTGCAAAAGAGTTACAAGATAATCCAATAAGCGTAAGCAAATGTTATGTCAAGGTAAACCACGTGGAAAACAATGGGCGCCTTGTTTGCGCTGCAAAAGTAGCCACGACAATAACTAACATAGACTACAACATAATACGCAACTTTTATAATTGGGGCGGTGTCCGTATCGGTGCAATGTATTGTTATAAGGCCGACTATTTACCAACTGATTTTGTACGCACCATTTTAGACCTTTACGAAAATAAGACCAAATTAAAAGGCGTGCGAGGAAAAGAAGTGGAGTACCTAAATAGTAAGGAGATGTTAAATAGTTGCTATGGTATGTGTGTAACGAACCCTTTGCGCGATGAGTTTGTATATAAAGGGCAATGGGACGAAAACACACTAACGGACACGGAAAAGGCAGAAATGTTACAGAAGTACAATAAGAGCAAAAACCGCTTTTTGTTTTACCCGTGGGGCGTTTTTGTGACAGCCTACGCAAGGCGTAATTTATTTACTGCAATTTACGAAGCAAAGCAAGATTACATCTACAGCGACACAGACAGCATAAAACTAAAGCACGCAGCAGCACATAAAAGGTATTTTGATATGTACAACAATGTAGTATATAACAAACTACAAGCAGCGTGCAAACATCACAACATAGATTTCGCAAAATGTGAACCCGAAACCATTAAGGGAGTTACTAAAACTTTGGGCGTTTGGGACTATGAAGGCACATACAAACGCTTTAAGACGTTGGGTGCAAAAAGATACATGATACAGGAAGAAAACGCGCTAAACGTAGGCGGTAAAAGTTATGAATATAGCCTAACAATTAGCGGTGTTAACAAAAAAGCGGCTATCCCTTACCTTGTTAAAAAGTATGGTGATAGTATATTTAACGCATTTACAAATTACCTGGAATTTCCGTGCGAGGCCACGGGCAAAAACATACACACGTATATAGATTACAAAATAACGGGTGAAGTTACCGACTATCAAGGTAAAAAGTGTACCTTTGCCGAAAATAGCGGTGTACACTTAGAACCAACAAGTTATAATTTATCTTTAAGTGTTATGTACTTAAATTATCTCAAAGGTATAAAATTAAAAGATTAAAAAATGTTCCACGTGAAACAATTTGGACAATGAAGAAAGAACCTATAAAATTTTACTCACTCACCAACATACTAAACAAAAAGGCAGATTACAATATAATATTTGGTGAGCGCTCCAACGGCAAAACTTACGCTACTTTGGCGTATGGAATTAAGAAGTACATTGAGACGGGCGAACAAATGGCGTATATACGTAGGTGGCGCGAGGATTTACGCGGCAAACGTGCAGAAAGTCTTTTTGCTAACCACGTAGCCAACGGGTGCATAGAAGAAGTAACAAACGGAGAATTTAACTCCGTATTTTACATTGGGGGGAAATGGTATCTTGCAAAATACGACTCCGAAAAAAAGAAGTACGTACCACAAACTACCCCCTTTTGCTATGGCTTTTGTTTGTCAGAGCAGGAACACGAGAAAAGCAGCAGTTACCCCAACGTTACAACGATAGTATTTGATGAGTTTTTAACGCGTAGGTACTATTTGCCCGATGAATTTATGCTTTTTATGAACTTGTTAAGTACCATAATACGACAGCGCGACAACGTTAAAGTATTTATGTTAGGAAACACAATAAACAAGTTTTGCCCCTACTTTACAGAAATGGGGCTTAAACAAGTTACCAACATGGAGCAAGGCACTATCGACATATACAAGTTTGGGCAACACGGAGCGGTTGTAGCGGTGGAGTATTGCAGTACAATTGTTAAGCAAAAAGCAAGTAATAAGTACTTTTGCTTTGATAATCAAAATCTAGAAATGATAACGGGCGGTAAGTGGGAAATGGCCGCCTATCCACATTTGCCAACTAAGTACAAGCCGAATGACGTGTTATTTGTGTATTACATTGTGTTTAATGAGTATATTTTGCAGGGTAACATAATTCAGCACGGAAATGAAAACTTTACATACATACACCTAAAGACCACACCAATAAAAGACCCCGACAACGCTTTAATATATAGCCTACAAATGAGCGGAAAACCGAACTACAAGCGCAAATTAATAAGCAGTGCAACTTATTTAGAGAGTCAAGTTGCGCGGTATTTTGCCACTGACAAAGTATTTTACCAAAATAATGAGATTGGCGAGATTGTACGTAATTATTTAATGGCTTCGGCAAAAACTAACATTGTAAGTATAAAATAATTTCCGTACATTTGCAGTATTAAAACCTTACAAAATGGATATTACACAAGCCACACAAATGATTTCAAACGTGGGTTTTCCGATTGCGATGTGCTTAATTGTATTTTATTACATGACGCGCCACGATGAGCAGCACAAAGAAGAGACCGACAATTTACGTACCACGTTGGAAGATAACACCAAAGTACTGAGCGAGTTAAGCACATTAATAAAAACCTTGACCAATGGCAAAGAAAGATAACTTATACTTAAAATATCAAGAGCAAATAAAGAACAAAGACAAAAGCGTAAATGGCTACATTCGCAAAATGTTAGCTATAACGCAGGCAATGTTTGAGTACAAAGGTTTACCCGAAACCTTACCGCAAAACAATTTAGAAAACCTACTACAGACCAACGGCAATGTTTTTGTAACTGAGGTAGACGGCAAAATGTACGCTTTTACTGGCGGCCTTGGAGGTACGCCCAACGCGTACAATGAGGCAACGGAATATATTGTAAGCAATCCCTATTTGCAACTAAACAAGTCGTACAAAATAGGTGTTGAAGGTGTCCTAATTAAAAATGATAGTGGTGCAAATAGCCTTTTGCCTATCTTTGGCAAATATGGTGTGTTGTGTAGTGATACGCTTTTGTCGCTTAATACGTGTTCTGTGCTCTCTCGTATCACCATGCTAATAAGTGCGAGCGATGACAAGACAAAGCAAAGCGCGGACGATTTTATAACAAAGATTTTGCAGGGCGATTTTTCCGTGATAGGCGAAAACGCATTTTTTAAGGGCGTGAACTTGCAAAGTATATCCACGCAGAGCGCAAACCAAATAACGCAACTTATCGAACTACTTCAATATTTCAAGGCGAGCGCATTTAATGAAATTGGCTTAAACGCCAATTACAACCTAAAGCGCGAGCGACTGAATACAAGTGAAGTGCAAATGAATGTGGACGCCCTCAACCCCTATGTAGATAATATGTTGCAAGAGCGCAAAAAGGCAGTTGACAAAATAAACGCTATGTTTGGCACTGAAATTAGTGTTGACCTCGCAAGTAGTTGGGCGGTACGAAAAGAAGAAAATAAAACCGAAACAGAAGAAGAAAATGAAGATAATAAAAATAATACTTATACTCCTGGCGAAAATGGTAGTGAACAAGAAACGGAAAAAGAAGTAAAAGAAACCGAAACAGAAACCGAAACGGAAACAGAAACAGACAACGAAAAGGAAACCGAAACGGACAAAGAAACGGAAGAAGAAAAGGAAGAAAATGAAAATAATTGACCTTTACCCCGACCCTAAACACGGCCTATTTACGGAGGTGTTTAAGCCTAACTATCCAACGGAATACGCTGCAATATTTGGCGACCTTGATAGTGTCGGCCTCGATACGCTTGTACTACTCAACTACAGCGAGCGCGAGTGCATTAACACCATAACACAAGCAAACGCAAAAGAGTACATTAAAAACGTTATCGCTTTGAGTGTTGGCGATTGGGTACGCGTGGCGAGTGCCTACAATGCCCAATATGATGTACTTAACCCCGTACAGCAGCAGACAACACGCGAGGATAAGACAACCGAAAACGCCAACAATAACAATACAAATGTAACATCTAACAAGCCGTACAATGCAACGGATTTCGTTGAATATGACAAAGATAGTACCACGTACGACAATACACGTACTAACAATGTCACGAGTACAACAAAAGTAGTTGGTGTCGGGTCAAAATCACCAACGGACGAGCTAAAAAAAGAAATTAAATTTCGTTTGCAAAATTGGCGCAAAAGCATTATTTTTGCAATTATAAACGATATAACTAAATTAATATATTAATATATGGAAGTAAAACAAATTTACACGCTGATAAATTCAGTGTCGAAAGAGGTTTTAGGCAGCGAAGAACTCGTAAGCGAAGACTTAACGGGGCTTGTTGATTTGGGTAACGAAGTCTTTAACCAAAACGCGGTTGACAATTACGTAAAATCACTTGTTAATCATATTGGCAAAGTTGTATTTGTCAATCGTCCTTACGCGGGCAAAATCCCCTCTGTACTTATGGACGCTTGGGAGTTTGGTAGCGTGCTTGAAAAAATTAGCGCGGACCTACCCGAAGCCGAAGAAAATAAGAGCTGGGAGCTAACGGACGGCACGGATTACTCGCAAGACGTATTTCACAAGCCACAAGTTACGGCAAAGTTTTTCAATAGCAAAGTAACTTTTGAGGTCCCCGTTTCTATCACTGAGCGACAGGTGAAAGAGTCTTTTAGCAGCGCTGAGCAACTAAATGCATTTCTTTCGATGATATACAACGCGGTCGAAAAATCAATCACCATTAAAACAGATGCGCTAATCATGCGTACTATCAATAACATGATAGCACAAACTTTAATAGCTGATAGCGCGGCCTTTGGTGGTGACGTTGGCACAGACTACAAAACAGGTAGCACCGCCCGTTGCGTTAACTTGCTAAAGTTGTACAACGATAACAAAGGCACTACCTTGACCGCTGAAAAGGCACTGACAGACCCCGATTTTATTAAGTTCGCGTCTTACACTATCGGTTTATATACTGATAGACTTGCAAGTATTTCAAGCGTCTTCAATATTGGAGGTAAACCACGTTTCACCCCTCGCGAAAACTTGCACGTTGTGTTATTGTCAGACTTTGAAAAGGCGGCCCGTGCCTACTTGTACAGCGATACGTACAACAAAGAGCAAGTGCTATTACCCAACGCGGAAAGTGTACCATTTTGGCAGGGTAGCGGCACTAAGTACGATTTTGCAAGTACCGCACATATCACCATTAAGGAGACGGGCGGCAAACCCGTTGAGATTAGCGGTGTGTTAGGTGTTATGTTTGACCGCGATGCGTTGGGTGTGTGCAACCTCAACCGCCGCGTAACTACTAACTATAACGCTAAGGCGGAATTTTTCAATAACTATTACAAGTTTGATGCAGGCTATTTCAATGACACAAACGAAAATTTCGTAGTGTTCTTTGTTGCATAATTAGTTAATATTGTTGTATTAAGGTGGTGTAATATACACCACCTTTTTTAATTTTACAGCTATGATTTTATATAATTATAAGGGGCAACCTAACACGATAAACAAAGCACTTACACCGTTGGGTACGCTTAACGTTGCTTTGCGCCCCGAAATTAACGTGCATAATCCAACGCTAAAAATACAAATGCCCACTAATATGTACGGATTTAATTACGTGTACATCGAAGATTTCGGAAAGTACTACTTTGTTGACAACGTTAGGTACATAGGAGGGCAAACGTATTTACTTACTTTGTCGCTTGATGTACTACAGACTTACAAAGATGTTATCTTGCAAAGTACCGCGTTAATAGTGGAGAGCGACAACGCTAACCGCGATTTGTCGGTGAATAGTAATGTTTTCAACGTTTTCCCTAAAACTGATATTTTGCGGTTTCCTACTTCAAAACTTTTTGATAAGGAGGGTAGCATAATTATGGTAACACTTAAAGGTAATAAATAATATGGCAGATTATGTTCTAGGCAATTTGGTAAATGATATACCAAATACCACACTAACACAGCGAGACACGGGCAAAACGGAAACGGACTCGCAAGGAGTTACGCGCACAATCACAGAAATAACAATAACTTGCGACAATGGTTTTTACTCGCTTAAAGATTGGGTAAACGATTTAAATGCTATATTCACGTATAACGATGATTTAACGATCGGCACCCAGGAATTAAAAACAAATATAAATAACTTAAATGTAGGTTGGACTTTCAGCGGCTCAACAAACGCACTGCCAAAAGTAACAAATAACATTCAGCATACCACCTACAAAATAGATAAAGCGCAGCAAGACGTTAGTGTAAACGTCGTGGTTGTAACCGCAAACGCAGGTTTTCAGTTTGACACTCCACCAACGTGCAAATATACTGATGGTTTTGGCGGTGACGCAACAGCTACAGCGGTTATAAGTCAAGACAAGCAAAAAGCAACTTTTACAATTGATGACGCTTACAACAAACGTAATAATTTTATACTGAGTGGTGAGGTTGTAGAGGGTGGTACACCAACGATTACCATAACAAATAACATAGACGGCACAAACGCTACATATACGTACGATAATGGTACTTTTAACATAACACTAAAGGGTACAAATAGCGGCTATGTTATACAGGCAGCCAACGTAACGTACACAGATACGAGCGGTGTTCCACATATTGATGATATGACCATACAAAGCAGCGACACAGCAACCATAGCAATAACAAATGTAGATACTTCTGTGCCCGTGGTTATTAATGGTACTTATATTAAGGCTATACCCGTTAAAAATACTTTGTATAATTGTACGGCCGAAAATATACCCACATATTACACCCCGACCGACAAAGTAAACGTTACAATACAAGCCAATGAGGGCAGCAAGTTTACAAGCGAGACAGACCCACCCGAAATAAGATACACGGACGATTTCGGAGGGGTACAATACAAACGTTTCACGCTGAGCGATGACGGCAAAAAAGGTAGTGTTACACTTGATATTGCGGCCGATTGCCCCAAAACTGAGTACCTCGAGTTTAGGGGTGGTGCGCAAGTTGAGGTGCAGCCGAGCATTAAAAATTATGGCTCTATAAATGTATATGTTGTAACGTTAGACAACCTCGACGCGTTCAGCAAAAAGCGTTACTTCAGCGAAAGCGGCACATTTATTACGTACGAGCAAGACCTAAGCGAGTATATAAACCGCATCAAGCGTATTTATACGCATATACCCACCAAAGGCACGGACCGAATAAAATGCGGTAATTATGATACGGAAATCGACGCAGATTTACCCGAAAAGGATATAATAACCCTTGATTTTGGCAGCATCACGATACCACGTAAAGATAACACCACGCTAGACAAAGATATGCTTATCGAGGTATTTTTGCCGTTCGTGGGCATTGTTAGTTTGTCTTCTGATTATGTCGGTAAGTCGGTAAAATTGGTATACGATATAAATGTAATTAGCGGGGACGGGGTTTGTAAATTGTTGGATAATAACGATTTACCCATACAATTACATAACGTACAACCTAATACGGATATATTGTACACAACGTACGATACTAGCGTAATAGGTAGTGATAAGTGGGATGCACAAAATTTATATGGCCTTGAGCCGTTTGTGCGGCTGAATTACTATACAAATGAGTACAGCGAGGTACGCGGCAATGACTACAAAAAAGTTGTACTTTCGCAATGTGCAAAAGGTTTTTACAAGTTTGATGAGATTATAAATAACGATATAGATAACGTGCCAAAAAGCGAGTACACCGAAATTGTTAATTTATTGCAAAGCGGTGTATTTATAGATTAACGGCCTATGCAAATAGCGTGCCAAATTGTTTTGGTACGCTATTTTTTTGTTTCTTCGTGGAGGTTTGGCACGGCCTATGCAAAAAGCGTGCCAAACTCTGTTGGCGAATGTTAAAAATGTGTTGGGAAACGAAACTGGCACTTGCGCCATCGTAGA